CGCCTGCGTGCCGAGACGGCGACTCTGCGGGCCCGCTATAAGGCCGCGCTCGCGCAGATCGACCGGGAGCGGGAGCGGGCTGATGCCATGGCCTCACTCAAGGGAATTCAGGCGACCAAGCAAATCAAGAGCACCGGAAAACGTCGCAAGAAGCACGCGGCTACGGCCGTGCTCATGCTTTCAGACGTGCACTGCGAGGAGCGCGTCCTGCCCGAGACCGTCAATTTCGCAAACTCCTACTCGCTCGAGGTCTGCGACCTGCGGATGGCGGAATTGGAGGAGCGGTTTCTGGACTGCCTCCAGCACGAGCGCAATCAGGCCGACATCGACCGCGTCCTCATCTGGCTCGGCGGCGACTTCCTGACGGGTCACATTCACCCGGACTGCGTCGAGGTGGCCCAGCTCTCGCCCATGAACGCGACGCGGTGGATTGCCGAGCGACTACGCGGCCTCATCGACCGCGTGGCCCAGCACGCCAGCAGCGTCGTGGTCTGCACGAACGCCGGCAATCACGGCCGGAGCAACGAGGGGAAGCCCCGCGTCGCCACGGAACTCGAGCACTCGTGGGAGCAGCTGATGTATTTCACGCTGGCCCGCGAGGAGCGGAACAAAAACGTGCAGTGGCAGATTGCCGAGGGGCATTTGGGCTACGTCGATCTCGACGGGTTTATCGTCCGCACAACGCACGGCCACTCGATCAAATACAACTCGGGCATCTACGGCGTGGCACTTCCGGCCAGCAAGGCAATCGCCAGGTGGGATGCGGGCCGCCGTGCCGATCTCACCATCTTCGGCCACTATCACTCGTGGGGGTGGCTCCGAGGGGCACGGTACATCGCGAACGGGAGCGTCATTGGCAGTTCTCCCTATAGCCAGCGGGTCGCGTCCGACGAGCGTCCATGTCAAGGCATGGCAATCATCGACCACGGCCGGCAGGAAGTGACACGGGCCTATCCGTTGTTCTGCGACCGCGATCTACGGGGGCCGGCGCGTGGCGGAAAGGTTGCCGGATGACTACGTCGCCAAGGCACTGCAGGACGCACGGCGGTTCCAGGGGTGCTGGGATGCCGGCACGTCCGGCTCGCTGGCTGCACACACGTTTCGACTGATCCGCGAACGGGAGGGACTGTTGGGCACGATCAAGGAGCTTGAGGAGCGGAACGCGGCACTGCGGGCGGCCGTCGAGGGAAGGCTGGCAAAGCTCCCGGCCGACGACCCGAAGCGGGTCGGGCTGGACTTGCCTGCCGAGGTGCTGGCTGCCACGGCGGGCCTCACTGTCGTGCCGGCCAAGCCGGCAGAATCGCTTGGCGACCAACCGCATTTCGTCGGCTCATCGGTGCCGGTGCAGGCGCTGGAATCCGCGTGGGAAGGCGTGAAGGCAAGGCGGGCGGCGATGGAGGAGCGTGTCTGCGGCGGCCTGCCGCAGGAACCGTTGGCCATCGAAACGATTCACGCCCGCCCGGCCAAGACCTTGCCGCCCGTCATCGGCATCACGGGCCGGGCCGGGGCGGGGAAGAATCTGGCGGCCAGCCTTGTGCCAGGCGGCACGGTCATTCAGCTTGCAGACCCAATCTACGACATGCTGGCCGTGATGCTGGGCGTGTCGGTGGAGCAACTCCGAGACCGGCAGTTCAAGGAGTCGCCGGTCCCGTGGGTGGGCAAGAGCCCGCGCGAGCTGCTGCAGACGCTTGGGACGGAGTGGGGGCGGAACACCATCCGGCAAGATCTCTGGATCGTCGTGGCCAAGCGTCGGATCGCGGAGCTGCTCGAGGCCGGACGCGGCCCCGTGGTCGTGGCGGACGTGCGGTTCGACAACGAGGCGGACATGATCCACGCCAGCGGCGGCGTGATCTGGAAAATCTTTCGCGAAGCCGGGACTGGCGCGGGCGGCCATTCCTCCGAGGCAGGGCTTTCGCCCCACCTCATCGACCGCACGATTTTCAACACCGGCACCGTGGCGGACCTCCGCACAGCGGTCGATCTCGCGCTGGAATGAGTATTTCGATGCTCGCCCTTCCGGCGGAATCTGCGCAAATGGCGATACCTGAACACCCGTACAATGGAGGTAGGAGAAAATCTGACGTGATCGCCCGCGCGCGTGTCCACGAAACATTGTTTCGGCGCGGCGCAAAGGGGCGGGAAGCCATGGCGCCGCCCGGCGAGGGCGGCACGCACGTCCACTACGAGGCGTCCAAGAAAATCGGGGTCGGGTGCATCACGAGCCGTAAGCAACCGGAAATCACGTTTTGGGAACTGCTGGCCTGGCAGCTGTCCGGCGAGGGCGACCCGCAGCGGGCTCTTGTACCGGGATGCACGGTCGCGCAAGCCAAACGCATGTACGACGAGGGGCTCATCAAGTGACAGACGCTTCTGGCATCTACGGCAAGGTTGACGCTTTCGTGCTATCGGCGCGGGCGAAGGCCGCGGACGGGCTGACGTGGGCCGAGTTCGGCGAGCTGCTCGTGGCACTTCTGCGGCTTTCGGTGGCCACGCTGGACGACGTAACGGCCATGAGCGGCGAGGAGAAAAAGGCGCTGGCGTTGGCGGGGGCCGCCACCCTGTTCGACGCCGTGGCGGACTTCGCCGTGCCGCTGTGGGCCAAGCCGTTTTGGGCCATCGGCCGCACCGCCGTGCGTGCCATCGTGCTGGCGCTGGCCAGCGGGGCAATCGAGCAACTGATTCCGCTAGTGAGGGCTCTCGCCAAATGATCCCAGTCCTGCTGCTTCTGGCCGCTGCCTGCATCCTCTACGCCGACAAGATCAAGGCGTTGCTCGATGCCCACCGCTCCGACCTCGCCAAGATCACGCCGCGGCACTGGGCGGCCGTAGCCCTTGTAGCCGCCGGCCTGGCGCTGTGGCTCGAGCCGTGGGGGCGGGCGATTGACGACGGCCGGCCGACCCCGGCGCCCGGCACGGTGGGCAAGCTCGACCTGCGCGGCCTGTTCACCGGGCCCACGGCGGCCGAGGATGCCGTGGCGCTTGCGGGCCTGTGCGACGCCCTGGCTCAGTACGTGCAGGATGACGGCGACCGCGAGAAGCCGCGGCTGACGACCGGGTGGCAGGTGGCCGACCTGCGGTCGGCCGCCCGGGACGTGCGGCTCGACGGGGAGACGTTCGGCGCCCGCCAGCCGGCCGTGCGGGATGCCGTGAAAGCCTACCTCGACCGGCCGGAGATCCTTGGCAAGTCGGGCGGGCCGCTCGGGCCGCAGGATCGCGCCAAGTGGATCACGGCGTTCCGCGACATCGCACGGGCCGCGGAGAGCGCCGTTCGATGAGTGGTCGCCAAAAGGCTTCGCTTGCGTTCCTGCTCCCGTTGCTGCTGATCGCGGCGGCGGCCTACATGGCGTTCACGTCGGCCACCGGGCCGGCGATGCGGGCCGGAAACTACGGCTATGACGCCGACCCGGCCGGCGCCCGGGAGTTCGCCCGGGAAGTCGGATCGTTCCGTGAGGTCGGGGCCGAGGCCGTCGCCAAGGCCAAGCACGAGGACGTGTTTCTCTACCGCTACGTCTACGAGGCCCATCGGCGGGCCTACGGGCGGGAGTGGGAGTGCCTCGACCAAGGATCGGCCGGCACCTGCATCTCGTTTGCGTTCAGCCTGGGGGCCACGACCGCCCTGAGCGTCGATCACGTTGCCGGGCATATGGCCGAGGCTCCGTTGACCTGCGCGAGCGAACCCGTCTACGGGGGAGCGAGAACCTACGGCGTGGGCCGCAACTCGCACCCGGGCGGCGACGGGGCTACCGGGTTCGGGGCGGCACGATGGCTCTCGGGCAACTGCCCCGGCAGGCCGGAAATCGGCGGCGTGCTGTTCCGCAAGCCATACGGGCCGGTCGATCTTACGACCTACTCCATCCCGCTGTCTCGCCAGTGGGGCGCGACCGGCGTCCCGCTCGAGCTGGCCCGCGAGGCGTTCAAGACCCGGGCCACGGCCGTGGCCAACGTCACGACCTGGCAGGAGCTTGTGGCCAGCATTGAGCGCGGGAGCCCGGTGGTGCTCGCGTCGTCCATCGGGTACGGGCGGATGGACAACCGGCCTCCCGTCAGGGATGCGCAGGGATTCTTGCCGAGAGGGAAGCCGTGGGCCCACGCGATGCTGGTGTGGGCCACGAGGCACGACCGCGAGGGCGGTCTGATCCAAAACTCGTGGGGCAGCGCGTTCTGCTCAGGCCCGAAGTGGCCGGCCGACCAACCGGACGGCTCCTTTTGGGCGGATCGCGAGAACATCGAGGCGGCTCTGGCTCAAGGCGACTGCTGGGCGGTCGGTGGCATCACTGGGTTCAAGTGGCGCGAACTGGATCACGGCATTTGGCTGGAGACTGACAAGTGAAAATCGACAAAAACGTCGTGCTGGTGGCCGTGGCGGCGTTCGCCCTGGCGTGGTTCATGGCATCCAACACCGGGGGCGGGTTCCTGCCCAACCCTTTCGTGCCGGCCCGGCCGCAGCGTCCCGTGCTCGCGTTCCTGGCCCGGGTCGCCAAAACCTTCTTGTGGGTTGCCGTGTTCGCGGAACCGCGCCCCGACCAGCCGCCTCGCCATCACGTCGTTCAGGCCACGATTGGGCCGGACGGTCACGAACTCCTCGAGCACGGAGACCTTTGATGTTCACGCTTCTCGGCTGGGTGCTGGTTGGGTATTTCGCTGGCTCGCTGGCGTTGTGGGCGTTTCCGCCGGCCAAGCCTGTGCCCGGGTGGCAGACCGTGGCGTTCGGCGTGGCCGGGTCGGTCGTGGGCGGCATGATCGCGGCCTCCATGAGCGGCGACCCCTACGCTCCGGCCGGATTCCTCATGAGCATCGTCGGGGCCGTCGTCGTCGTCCTGGGCGTCCGCTGGTTTCAGGAGCAGGGGTAATGCTGCAGATCTGGCGGTGGTTCATTTCGATGCTCGTGTGGCTGTCTGCGGATCCAAACGCCATGCAGGCGGAAGCGCCGCGGTCGACGGCGGCCGTGGCGGTGGCCTACGCGGCCATGGCGCCGGAGCCGGAGCCGGAAAAGCCAGCCGGGAAGCCAGCAGCGCACCGATGAGCAGCGTGGCCGACGACCTCGAGCAGCTGCTAGCCCACGTCCGCTATCGGATCGGGCGACACGTTCACTACGCGCAGGCGTGGCGGGTGGATGAGCTGACCGGCCTGGTGCTGCGACACTGGCCGCACGCTCACCTCGAGGCCGTGCTGAATCACGGCCGCCACCACAAGGCAATCGACCACGCGATGCTGCTGGTGCGGGCACAGGTGCGGGAGCAGTGGGAGGCCCGGCACGGGATCGGCCCGCTCTGGAGCCTGGCGCTGGCGCCGGCCGTCGCCGCGATCTCTCACGTCCTGCTGGATCTCTGGTTCTCGAGCGCCGGGTGGCGTGGCGCCCTCAAGGTGTTCGGCCGGAACGTGTGACTAACTGGCAAACTCAGGAGCAACGGCCATGTCTTTTTCGATGAGCGGCACGATCCGATTCAGCACGACATTGGTGGACGGCGACAAGTCATGGGCTGAGACGGTGTCCCGGCTTCTGCAGTTCACGAATGGCACGGCCAGCGGGCAGGCGGATGCCTACTGGCAGGGGTCTATCACGCTCGGGCCCGGCGACGACCAGACCATCGACTTCTATTCGCTCGCCATCTCGGCCTTCGGGGCGAGCGGCACCGTGGCCATGGCGTCGGTGAAGATGCTGGTGATTGCCAACGAGTCGGCCAACGTCAGCCTGACGGTGGAGCCCGGGGCATCGAACGGCTGGGATCAGCTGGGCGGGTTGTACGTGGGCAAGGGCGGGGTTCTTTTGCTGCACTCCGGCCTGGCGGGCCTGCCGGTCGGCGGCACGTCGCGGACGCTCAAGATCACCAACAACGGAACCACGACCTCGCTCTCGGGGAACACGACGAGCGCGTCGGCGGCCGTCACCGGCCTGTCGAGCACGTCGGGGTTGGTGGTTGGCATGGCGGTCATCGGGGCGGGCATCCCGGCCAATGCCAAAATCGCGTCGATCACCAACGCAACCGCCGTGACGCTCACGGCGAACGCTACGGCGACCGCCACGGGCGTGTCGCTGGATTTCCAGTGGCCGGACGCCGTGGTGAACGTCTACGCGGTCGGGATCGCGGACTGACCTGGCTACTTCACTACCGCCAGCACGGCCACGATGAAGTCGTGGACGGCCCTGGCGATGCGTGAATCGCTGCCAAGCTCCTGGCCGAGCCTCACGAGG